TCTTGTTCCAATGCTGTTAGTCTTTTTTCTACTTCTACATCATACTTAGACATAGAAGCACCACTTGCAGACTTTGCTGCTGAACCTTTTGCTGCCATTTTTAATTTAATATCTGTCTTATTTATTAGGCAAAACTGAAAGGTAATGGTGGCATATCAAATTTGTAATGATCTATTAGGTTTGCTCTAAGTAGTTTTAATCTGAAAATCTTTGATGGATTTAAGGCAGATGTCTTTTGTACATCAGCAACTGACAGTTCTATTAAGTTAGCATACTCTAGTATGTACAAGTCTCTTTGTAGAGATGGTTGAAACTTATGTTGTAGTATTTGAATATTTCTGTCAGTTAAACTACAAAAGAAGTGAACTAACTGTTCTGACTTTTCTCCTATTAATGATATGATTTTCTCTCTACTAATTTGTTCATTAAACTCATAGTAATCAGTTCCATATATTGAATGAAACAATGCTGCATCAACTAGATATTCACTATCCTCTATACCTATTTGTTGACATAATTTTTCTACAATGCCAGATGTTCTAAGTAAATGATCAAAGAAATCTTTACCATTATGTTTATATGATTTGGTTGCTTCTAAAATAAAATTTAGTTTTTCTGAATTAACTTTACTCATCTTTAATGTAACAAGGAACGCCTGCAGGATCTAACCACTTTGTATATTCAAAGTCATTCATAGCAGTCTCAAATTGCATCTGATTATCACAAAGATACATATCCTTATATCTACCTGTGTATTGATTGTATTTTTGAATCCTGTAATCAGGTTTGCCATTGTCCAACAGTTTGTCCATCTCAATATATCTGTATGGTTCATTGTGACAAATCACTTCAATCATAATACATCTCCATTGGGTGCGAGAAACAAAAACATAGTGGAGCAGCTTTGCTTAGATTACTTGACATCATAACCCTTAAGAGGTATAACTAGTCAACACCACAGATGTTTTGTTTCCCTACTATTAATATACCACAAAAAGACCCCCTGTATAGGAGGTCTGTTACACTTCTTTAACTGTCAACCACCAATTAGTTTTTGAGTCTCCTTGAAGTCTGCATCAAATATCTGTAGTCCTTTATCTGTAAGAACATGGTTATACATCTTCTCAAATACAGATGGTGGCATTGTAACTATGTGAGCACCATTTGCGAATGATTGAGATACACTATTCACATATCTGATAGATGCAGATAATATCTTTGTTCTATGAATACATTGAACTCTGAATACTTCATCAATGTCTTTGATTAGTTGTAAACCTGCAATAGAGTTATCATCTAATCTACCAACAAAAGGAGATACATATGCTGCACCTGCTTTGGCAGATAATATTGCTTGTGCTACATCAAAGATAAGAGTAACATTAACTCTAATTAGATTCTTACATGATAACTCTGCACATGCTAATAAACCATCAGGTGTGCATGGAACTTTGATTGTTGCTGAAGTAGGAAACTTTGTAGCAAGTCTAATTCCTTCTTCAATCATCTCATTAGAATCACCAACAACTTCCATACTAATATCACGCAATCCAATCTCCTGTATCTCTTCATAAACTTCCTCAGGATCTCTACCACTTTTACGAATCAAAGTTGGATTTGTTGTGATGCCATCAATCAAACCTGTACCATAATACTTTCTGATCAGATCTGTATCTGCTGTGTCTAGAAAAATTTTCATACTATCAAGTTTGTTGTGCATAGGTTTTTTTATATATTAAATATTCTAACATGCATCATCATTTTCTGCACAATGTATGCGAATTATGTCGTCTTCCTCACTTAAAGACTCTTCTTCTGTATCCTTTTGTTCCTTTTCATCTGGATCAATCATCTTACCTCAAAGTTAATTTTTTTAATTTTTCTTTGTTTTCTTTTCTCTTGCCACTCAAGATCTTGAGAGGTAAGACCCTCTTTTCTCTTCTTTACGCCAGAAACAATGATCACTCTAGAAAGATCAACAGCAGTTATCTTTTCATCTATGAGTGTCATGTTGTTAGAACATTTACAAACTTGCAATTTAGGTGCAGACTTTAGTTCAGTCTGACACCCTTTGCATCTTACAGTTAACATCACTGTATATCAAATAGTAAAGGGGGAGGTTGGAATCCTGTATACCAACAAGAGAAGGGCATTTCTACAGATTAGAAAAACTTCTCTGCCTACATTCTACTTGGTTGAGTAGTTCTGTCATTGCTGACAGCGAGCACCACCTCTAATGTATCACCTTAACCAGCTATATGCCAGTAAGTTTATTCAGTCACTCCCAGTGTGCTGATCAGGCACAAAGTTATTATGACATAAAAAAAGAGGGTTGTCAACCCCTCTCCCAATAATCTTTTTTCATGTATCTTCCTAGTATATTACTATTGTAATATGCAGGTGTGCCATCTTCTAGAGACTCAGTTAAAACACCATGAAGAAACAACTGTCTAGTCTCTTCATAGTTTACTTTTCCAAGAGTCTTGTGAAGAGAAATTATTTCTCTTGTGAACTTCTCTTTTCCCAGTTGTCTAATATCCTGTTTAAGTTCTTCAGAGCTTCCAAAATATCGCTTCCAGTCTGATTCAGTTGTGACTCTTCGCTTTCCTCCTCTTGGTTTTCTCTTCTGCACGAAGTACTTTCTTCCAATGTAGGACTTGCTGTTGGTGGTATTTGTGATGCGATAGACGAACCCATAGTAGTCGTCAATATCATCAGAGGTAAAAGGACGACCCTCATATATCCAAGGATTTTCATAATCAACTTCCAAGTTATCATTGTCATCTTCAATTATTTAGTCTTCATCTATAAGAACTTTATGTGCAGTTCCATGACCATCATAGTCATCACTATCATAAAACCCACCCTTTGTTCCAAAGAAAAGGGTGAGTCCTACAAATGGCAATGCTGCAAAAACTAAAATAATTTCTAAGGTCACAGTTTGAATCCACTAAAGGTATCTTTCTTAACATCTTGTTTGATACCACCAACCACATATGATTCAACTTCTGTCTCTTGTGGTGCAACTTGAAGACCCTTAGAACTAATCCAATGCTCTGTCCAAGGTAATGGATTGTTTCTTATGGGAATATCATACTGTGGTTTCAATCCAATAGATCTTAGTCTCTTATTTGCAATCCACTCAACATACTGCTGTAGTAGTTTGTCATTCAATCCAATCATAGATCCATCTTGGAAAAGATACTCTGCCCATTTCCTTTCTTCATTTACACACTTATCAAACATAGAATATGTCCACTCTTCTTCTTCTTTAACTATCTGTTGCATCTCTGGATCATCACCCTTTCTCCAGTAGTTCAATATGTTTTGGGTGATTGCAAGGTGTTGGTTCTCATCTCTCGCAATGAGGGATATGATTTTTGCTGACCCCTCCATGAGTTTGAGTTCACCAAAAGCAAAAGAGCAAGCAAAAGATACATAAAAACGAATACCCTCCAAGATGTTGACATTAGCGACTGCCCTATAAAGTTTTCTTTTGAGTTCTTTCCTTGTATATTCTCTAAGGTAAGAACCTTGATTTTCTGGTTTCCACTGATTTCCTGTGTCATACTCATGTGCTTCATTGATGAAATCATCATATGAACCTGTCACACTAGCAGCTCTTTCTAAAATCTTAGGATCATTAATAATCTTATCAAAGACCTCTGATGGATCTGAATAGACATTCTTAATGACATATGTGTATGATCTACTATGAATCATCTCCATAAAAGACCAACATTCCATGCAAGCTTCTAACTCAGGTAGTGAGCAATATGGTAAAAATGCCATACCTGGTGCTCTACCTTGCACAGAATCTAACATAATCTGATATTTCAGATTACTTGTATAGATATGTTTTTGTTCTGGTCTGAGTGTTTGATAATCACCTCTATCCTTTTGTAAGGATACTTCTTCTGGTCTCCAGAAATAACCTAACTGTGATTTGGTTAAGTTTTCAAATGCTGGATATTTAAAATTGTCATATCTTTGTACCCCTAAAGGTTGTCCAAGAAACATGGGTTGTTTCTTTGTGTCAACATCTTCTGTGTTAAACACAGTCATACCTTTAACTTTTGTCATAGGTTTTTCTTCTGTTGATGAAATTTTAAATTGTGCAGCTTTCACAAGCTTCCTCCTCTGATTCTAGAATATTTTCAACTAAATTACCAAGTTCTTCACTAGCACTTACATCATTTGCTTCATCTGTTTTCATGTCATGAGTGTTTTGGTAGTAGGAAGTCTTCCAACCATACTTATATGTAGTTAAAAGATCCTGTGCCATGACTGATACAGGTACTTCATTGTCTTCATAATGTTCTGGATTGTAACTCCAGTTACCAGATATGCCCTGATCAAAGAATTTTTGCATCACTGCCACTACATTTATGTACCCCTTATTGTCAGGCATATCCCACAATAGCGTGTAGTTGTTTTTCAAAGTGGAGTAAGATGGCACCACTTGTTTAAGTGGTCCTTTCTTTGATTTCTTGATTGAAAGGTAATCTCTAGGTGGTTCTATACCATTTGTAGCATTGCAGACAACAGAACTACTCTCTGATGGCATTTGTGCAGAGAGTGTTGAGTGTCTTAACCCATGTGCTCTGATGGCAGTCCTTAGACCTTCCCAGTCGTGTTGTAGTTTTTGATTACTGATTTCATCCACATCCTGTTTATATGTATCAATTGGAAGAATTGCATCAGCATATTTGGTTCTACCAAAATATTCACAGTGTCCTTTCTCTATTGCTATCTTATTTGATGCTGATAAAAGATAATATTGGAATGACTCTGATAGTCCATGAACAGCATCCCATGCCTCCTGTGAATCATAGTTATGTCCTAGTTTTGCCAAATAATGTGCTAGTCCTATGAAACCTATACCTAGTGATCTTCTTGCCTTTGTAGCAACCTCTGCTGCCACTACAGGGTACTTCTGATAGTCAATCAACTCTTCTAGTCCTCTGACAGATAATTCACATAATTCCTCTAATTCTTCATCAGATCTGATCTTTCCTACATTGATTGCTGATAGTATGCAAAGAGCAATCTCTCCTACAGGATCATCAATGTGTTGTAAGGGATATGTTGGTAGAGTTATCTCTTGGCAAAGATTACTCATCCAGACTTGATCCTTGAATGAAGAGTGACTATTGCAATGATCTATGTTCATGATATAGATCCTACCTGTCTCTGCTCTCTCTTTCAGTAAGTCAAGTATTAGTTCTTGAGCACCTATCTTTGTTTTATTGATAGATTCATCTTTTTCATATGTTAAGTATAGATCATCAAACTTATCAGTACCAAATACATCATACAACCCTGGCACATCATGAGGAGAAAAAAGTGTGATCTCCTCATTCTTAATGAACCTTTCATAGAATATCTTACTTAGTTGAATACTATAATCTAACTTTCTTACTCTGTTGTCTTCTGTTCCTTTGTTGTTTTTGAGAACAATGATGTCTTGAATTTCTTGATGCCAGATAGGGAAGTGGACAGTAGCTGAACCCCCTCTGATCCCGTTTTGAGTGCAGCATCTGACAGTTGCCTCAAACTTTTTGAGGAAGGGGACAACACCTGTGTGTTGAACCTCTCCACCACGGATTTTACTGTTGATCCCTCTGATTCTACCTGCGTTAATACCAATACCAGCCCTTTGTGCGACATATTTGCCAATAGCCATATCAGAGCTAAAGATACTATCGAGGGTATCATCAGAATCAACCAGAACACAAGATGCAAATTGACGAATGGGTGTTCTGACTCCTGCCATGATGGGAGTTGGAATGTTGATTTTGTGCTTTGAGATTGCGTCATAGTACCTTTTAATGTAGTTTAATCTTTGTTCCTTTGGATATTGTGCAAAGATGGTCAGAGAGATCATCATATACATGAACTGAGGGGTCTCATATACTTGACCACTACTTCTGTCCTGTACCAAATATTTATCTACCACTTGTCTGAGACCAGCATATGTAAACATAAAGTCACGATTGTGATCAATGTATGAATCTAGTTTTGCTATCTCTTCCTTTGAATACTTTGTATACACTTCAGAGTCATACACCTCTTGATTTACACAAGAGTAGATGTGATTTTCTAGAGTTGGTAACTCTCTAATCTTACCATAGAGAGATTTACGAACTGAGAATAATAAAAGTCTAGATGCAACAAATTGATAGTTAGGATGATCTAGATCAATCAAATCACTTGCAGATTTAATTAAGATCTCTTGTATTTCACCTGTAGTAATACCATCATAAAACTGAATACCTGATTGTATTTCCACTTGACTTGCAGAGACACCTGCAAGACCCTTGCATGCCTCTTCAACCATGACGTGGATCTTTTCTAGGTTAAGTGGTTCAATTGATCCATTCCTCTTCTTAACCTTGTTTCCGTTAGTCATACCTTTTTCCAGTTAGTAAAATTAAGTTTTGCTTCTAATCCTTGAAATGTATTAGATTCTACTATGTCTTGAATTTCATGTCCACCTAAGACCATATCATTTATGTCCTTTTCAACAATGTTACTTGGCCAGATCACTACTTTGTCTCCTCTATCAATTGCTTTGGAGATTCTGTTGATGATTTCTCTGTTACGAGGTTCGTTATCATAAACCCAAATATAATTGCTCCAATTATACGACCTGATATCAATATCAGACCCAACCATCGCAATGGAATTATCCAAGAAGGTTGAGTCAAATGGTCCTTCAACAATGTAAATGGGTTTTTCATGATCAATTTTGTCTAGTCCATAGATCTTAGGTGCATCATCATTAAGCATCACAGTAATGTATTTAACATAACTGGGACCTAGAGATCTGCCCTGTAGACCAATAAGTTCATTATCCTTAACAAGAGGGATAATAATCCTACTATCATCATACTCCAAGTCAGTAAATTTGTTTGGTACTAATGTATTAACAAACTTCTTAAACTGCTTTGCATAATAAAAATTTCCATCAAAGATAGCTCTCTGATGAAGATAAATCTCTGACTCTTTGACAGAGAAAGCAGATGGTAGATCTATATTTACCTTTTTAGTAAAGACAGGTTTAGATGCCTTTACCTTTTCAAATACTTGTTTTGGATTCTTTTCTGCAAAATTTTGACCTGTATTATTTTCTTTGAATTTTTCAAAGACATATTGTTTGTGAGCTACTGGATCTAAATCTCTTAAAAAATTATAAAAAGATACACTTATTCCACAATTATGACACTTGAAATTAGTGTCATTTTTTACTTGATAGATAAATCCACGTGCTTTATTTTTATTTTTCTTAGAATCTCCACAAATAGGACATCTAAAATTATAAAGTTTAGGTTTTACCTTCTTAAATTTTAGTAACCTAGAAGAAATCAAATTGATGTACTTAACATCAATAAAATCCATAACATAATATTTACTGCCTATCCAGTATAACTGATGGATTAGAAGGTGTCAATGTAGATGTAATAATTCTTGAACCCACTGGTGATACTAATACACTAACAACTGCTAGTGCACCAGCTATACTCCACATCTTTCTCTCTATGGTGCGTATTCTTGACAACACACTGTTATGATCGACGTCCATTTTATTACGGAGTTCGTCAATTTTTGAAAATAGTATAGTGTCAATTTCTTCTTGTTTGGTAAGTCTTTCCTCATGGACAGCTAACATCCTACTCACTGATGTATTTAACTCACTCATCTTTTCTATAGCTGCTTCCATCTTATGAACAAGAGGTTTCAAATCCTCAACCTTTTGGTTCACAACATCTATCTTTAACTTATCTTGACCCAAACTAGACCATGCCATAATATTATTTAAAATATGGATTAAAGTTCAGAGCATTCTTAATTGCTTTCTTATTCTTTCTCTTCTCTCTGTTAGATATTAATTGATTGATATACTTCTTGACATACTTTCTTCTACCATCCAGTTTAGGTTCAGTCTTTCTTTTAGTTCCACCCATCACTGAATCAAAACCTGCTGTAGGACCCTCAGGTGCTGACTGTCCACCAAAACCACCTTGTCCACCTGCTGCATTTGCTACCATGCCTTCTTCTTCTACCTTAAATTCATGGTACATGGCATTGCGAAATGCATCTATAAATCTATCAATCTTCTGTTTTTCCATGAGAAATCCTTTGTAATTCCTTTAAACATGTTTCATCCATTTCAATATCATGCAATTTAGTTCTTGGATGTTCTGGAAGTTTATCCAGAAAGACTATAAATGCTTTGATAGAAGACCACAAGTTTTGATCTATCTTATAAAACAACATGGGTGTAGCAGCATCACCAAAAATATTATAGAGTATAATGAAGTGGTTAATCAATAGATGAACTTTTAATTCACCACTACTTTTATACCTTTTTAATAATCTTTTAATATATCTAAAGTGATTTAGATCCTTATCAAAATCATCACGTGTTACTGCTGATGGATTTTCATAGTTTTTAATAGCAAAGAGGAGAAAATTCTCCTCATTCAAATCAGAAAATATCATATTAAATCATATTAGTTTTTGTGTTATGCAGCAACAGTGATTGTTCCAGCAGCAGTTCCAATGGCACCAGAGTTAGTAATTGTGGCATTAGTAGTGCCATCTGCAGTATCCTTAATAGTACCAGAAGCTAAAGCCATTGCATTAGCAGCAATTGAGAGTACATCACCTGCATTTGTTGCAGCATTAGCAGCAGCAATTGTCTTTCTGAATATTAGTTCATTCTTACCAGTACCAGAAAGGTAAGTAGCAGTAAGGTTTCTGCTTGGTGTATCATTAGTTATTGTAAGTGTTGGAGTACCACCTGAGGTATTAACAGTAACTGCCTCATTGAATCTAACTCTTACATCAATGTTACCACCATCTGATTTATCAAATGCTGTTGTGATGAATTCAATCTCTGTAATGTCAGCAGAACCAAGACCTGTAGCCAACTGACCAATACAACATAAAACTTCTGGTTGAGCATCAGTGTTACCATTTCCACTGAAAGCAGAACCAGCCTCTAGAACCCATCCACTATTATTAGCAAATACTTCTTTCTTTTGTGCGTCAGTAAGCCACTTTGGTTTAGCTTCATCCGCATCTGTAATTCCCCAGAGTGCCATTTGTTTACTTTACAAGTTTTGTCTAAAGATATTTATAGTTCTATGATCTTACAACTATAGCCTTTTCAACCTGCTCTAATAGTTTATCGTCCATATCTGTTTTAGTCAATTTGACTGCTTTTTTCAGAATAACTAGACAAACTTCTATGAGTTTTTCTCCCAGTTCTTCATTCTCTGGAATTTTATTTACTGCATCAGCAACAATTTTAGATGCAATAGGTAGTAGGAAAGATAACATAATATTATAACTAATTACAAACTATATATATGCTTAATCATCAACATCTAAGAAGTTTACATATTGATGATGTTCTTTGTTTCTCATAACCTTTCTTGCCTCTGCACCAGCATCTCTTTGCTTGACAGGTGTATCAGATTTCTTCTTTCCCATGACTCTTTTCATAGCCTGTCTGGCTCTATCCTGAAAACCCTCATAAGTAACTTCTGTTTGATTAGTCATAATTGTTTCTCTCTAAAATACTTTTGTATGTCATCAAGACTTAAAACATAAAAATTTGCTCTATTGTATCCTCTATCAATTAATTTTCTAAGTCTATGCTTACCATCTAATAATCTATACCTTTTCTCTGGATTATTGGATGCATTATCTAAGACTATACCTGGATATTTAGGCTCACAGTTTTTATACCTCTCTCCATTGCAACATATACAATCTATTCCTGTCATCTCAAGAGGTAGATTCTCTCCCTTCCAACTTATATCACACAAATACAAATTCTCTCTTCTATCATCAGTCAGTAAGTGTTCTATCTCTGACAAGTACAAGAACAAATCACCTTCTGATACCTGAGGAAGAGTCCAGTCACCATAAGTTAAGCTATGATTGCACCTATGGAAACCAGAAAGTTTACTCTTCACTAATGTTTTTAGTTCCATTTATTGAAAATGGGTTAAATTTTGCTGTGGCAACACCATATTTTTTATGATGTTTCTCT